TACATTTTTGAGTGCGGATGAGGCTGTTGTGTATGGGCTTGCAGACAAGGTTATCTCAAAACGCTGATATTACTTTCTCCGGGTGTCGATAAATACTTAGGATAACCCGGAGAAAGCCGTGAGTAAACCATTCAATTGGAGTCTCTTAGATAGGTACAATTTACGCACTATGCTTCATAGTGCGGGTAAAGATTTCGTTGGCAAAAAACTGGCAATTTTAGACTTACAAAAAATAATAAGTACGCATATTAAGAGTAACCTGCCAGTTAAGGTAGTTCGAAAACAAAACGATCCTACTCAAAAACGTGGTAAGATTTATATGGGCGGAACTTATTATAGTTATAATGATGCAGATAATAGACGCCATATTGAAATTGTATTAAGTTATCATCCGGAAGACGAGTTTATTCGAATGACTGAGTATCGTTGGGATCGAATTTGTAGTCTATTTGCAGATACTATCTTACACGAAATCATTCACATGCGTCAGTATCGTAGCAGGAGTTTTAAAACCATTCCGGGTTATGAAAGTACAGCGTATTATCACAAGCAAAGAGTTAATCAAGAATACTATGGGCATAAAGACGAAATGGGTGCATTTAGTTTTAACATTGCATGCGATTTGGTTGATAGATTTGGATTGGATAGAAATGCTATCAAAAAGTATTTGGACAGCATGCAGGCCAAACGACACAAGAACACAACTTATCACAAGTATTTGTCTGCATTTGAGTGGAATCATTCCCATCCAATTGTTCGAAGTATGAAGAAGAAAATCATTCGAAATATTGATTATGCTTATGCAGGTAAGCCATTTAAGACCACAAATTTCTTGACATACTGATAATTAGATAGTACAATAACTACTTAAACAGTTATTTAAAGGTCTAATATGAGCGATCCTTGCTATACAGTTATTTCCAGTTTGGAAGATCATCCCAGCCGTTTGAACAAAGAGGCTATTATTCTTGCCCAAGCAGAACAGGGAAATGACGAATTCTTCCACGGCTGCCGGCTTGCATTAGATTCCATGACAACTTTTGGTATCAAACAAGTAAAGGAAAAGAATGATGAAGACGGCCATGGCTTATCTTGGGATGATTTTGTTCGTACTATTGATGGCTTCATTAATCGTACAGTCACCGGCAACCTTGCTCGGGACGTACTTGATTCACTAATGAAGACTGCTACCAAGGCAGAGTGGAATGGTTGGTATAGACGCATACTGATCAAAGATCTACGTGCTGGATTCAGTGAAAAAACAATCAACAAAGTAGTGGAGAAGAAATATGCTGATTATGCTATCCCTGTGTTTGGTTGCCAACTTGCTCATGACAGTGCTAATCACGAGACAAAGGTGTGCGGTAAAAAGTTCATCGAAGTCAAACTTGATGGCGTTAGGGTTATTACTATTGTGTACCCAGATGGCAGGGTTGATCAGTTTAGTCGCAATGGTAAAGAACTTGTGAATTTTCCAAATGTTAAAGAACAGTTTGTAAAGATTGCATCTGGTCTTGAGGAACCTTGGGTTTTTGACGGTGAGATTATGTCCAGCAGTTTTCAAGACTTGATGAAGCAGATTCATCGTAAAGGTGATTCTGAAACAGGTGATGCAGTACTTAACTTGTTTGATTGGTTACCGCTTCATGCATTTGAAGCGGAGATCTTTCATCAGCCGCAAGCATGGCGTAGTGAAGCATTACAAGCATGGTACTCAGCCGTTAAGGATCTTGTTCCCAACATAACTGTGTTGTCAAACGAATTAGTTGATTTAGATACTACCGAAGGTCAGGCACGATTTAAAGAAATTAATGCAAAAGCAGTAGCAGGCGGTTATGAAGGTATTATGATTAAAGATCCGGAGGCATCTTATGAGTGTAAAAGAAGTGTTGCTTGGCTCAAGCTCAAACCGTTTATCGAAGTTAGTCTTGAGGTCAAATCCTTGGAAGAAGGTACCGGAAGAAATGTTGGACGTTTGGGGGCTTTGGTCTGCGAAGGTGTGGACGACGGTAAATCGATTAAAGTCAATGTCGGCAGCGGTTTTAGTGATAATGATCGTGACACTTTTTGGAATTCAGGTAGTGAGGTCCTTGGACAGATTGTGGAGGTGCGAGCAGATGCAGTCACACAAAACCAAGACGGATCATTCAGCTTGCGGTTCCCCAGGTTCATCAAATTTAGGGGCTTTGAAGTAGGAGAAAAACTGTGACAGAAATCAGTAGAGTAACGGCACAAACCGCAGAAATGTATCGTCAGATGGAAATTAAAAAGTTAGATAAAAGACATGAAGAGCTTCGTATAGAAGAACAGCGTGTCAAACTTAATCTTAAAGACAACGAAGAAAAAAGAGTCGAAATGAACCGCCGGATGAATCGTCCGGGACAAAATATAGATAGGATGGCATAATGACAAATCCGTTTAGAGATCAAGAAAAGTTTATGAAGGCTTGTGACCAAACAGTTGGTACTTGGGATGAAAAACAATTTAGTATGTATCTTAAATTAATTGAAGAAGAAGCCAAAGAATTATCTGAAGCACTCACTGCTTCGGATAAAATAGAAACACTAGATGCATTAATTGATATGATTGTTGTTATCATCGGTGCTATGCATAGTGCAGGGTTCGATGCAGAAGGTGCTTGGAAAGAAGTAATGAAAACTAATTTTGCCAAAATTGATCATGAAACTGGCAAAGTTCGAAAACGCGAAGATGGTAAGGTCTTAAAACCTGTTGGTTGGGTTCCTCCTAATCTGGAACCATTTATTAAAGGAGAATAACATGTTTGGTGCAAATTATATGAATAGCGGTATTTTAAATTATCGTAGTGCTAGTGAAATCAATTCAGCCATGGGTCGTGTGTATGGACACATGAGCCTTGCTGTCATTGTGAGTATGTTAGTTAGTTACTTTGTGGGCACTAGCCCGGAGTTGCTACAATTCTTTTTTACAGGTGTAATGAAGTGGATTGTGATATTCGCTCCACTTGCGGCAGTGTTTGGAGTTGGCTATGTGTTAGCCAATAATCCCAGCAAAGGCCTAGCACAGTTATGCCTGCATGGATTCGCGGCCCTAATGGGACTGAGCTTTGCCACAATCTTTGCTATCTTTACTATGGGTAGTATTGTATCAGCCTTCATGGGTGCGGCAATTTTGTTTGCAGTAATGAGTGGCTATGGCTACTTTACTAAGCGTAGTTTAGATAGTCTGGGTAAGTTTATGATTGTGGGATTGATTGCTATCTGTATTGCCAGTATTGTGAATATCTTTATTGGTAGTTCAGTGATGCAAATGGTGATCAGTGCATTAGCTATCATTATCTTCCTGGGTTTGACAGCATACGACACACAACAGATTCGTGAAGAACTCAGTGTAGATACCAGCCCAGCCGCTGAAGTATCGGGTGCATTGACTCTGTACATGGACTTCATCAACTTGTTTATTAACTTGTTACAATTATTTGGCGATAGAAAATAAAATGGCACATCATACTAATTACTGGAGTTGTACTCCTTTTGCAGATTGGATTCGCGGCACTAAGAAATTGAGTGCGGGCACAGCAGAAGAATGGGACGAGTGGACAACTGCGGCCCAAATGAAGCACAACTTTCGTTATTGGTTAGCAGAAGAAGCACTTGGTCACATTCAAGATTTTGTAACGTATCCTGTGAGGAAGTTATATGACATTAAGTATTACATCAATAATCGGTGGGTTACAAGAACACACGCTCTTACTGCTCACTCTCGTGATATCGCTCCAGGCAATTGGTGTGATGTTGGTAATCGTTTCCTACCTTGTCTCTTTAATGAACTGGTTGATTTTGTGGAAGTCGAACAGGCATGGAGTCACATTGCCTGGGGAAGTGCAGAAGACCGAGCCAAGTACAATCCTCCCTTCTGGGCCAGTGGATGGTTTCGATGGAGAACATGGCGTTCGCCACAGGCGGGTCTCGACCACTTGGATTGGGCCATGACACTGACCAATACTGATTGGTGCGGCCCGGAACATCCCGACTACAATAAACCAACTGGTCAAGCACTACGTGCCAAGGAAATTAAAGAACTTTATACTTGGTGGACAGTGACCTATCGCAATCGTCCTGATCCCTATGAAGCCAGTGGCTGGACTGCGGCCTGTGAAGCAAGTCGTATTGCCAATGGTGGCAAACTACGTTTCAGTGAAGAGAAAGATCCTGCTCTTAAAAAGGCCAGCGACAAAGCTCACAAGCTACTTCAAAAAATTGAAACAGCCTACGAAAAAGAAGATACTGATATGATGGTACGTCTTATCAAAGCTCGGGATAGCCTATGGACTTAAACAAAAACAAGGAACATATTTAATGTCCGATCCAAAGATAGAACAAAAGATTTCAAACGGAGATATAATTTTATCATTTGATCATTGGAGTCCCACATACAACTGGTTCATTCCCAATACATGTCCCCGTGATTTAACTATAGATGGCGATTTTGTTTTTCCAGCCACACACCAATCAATGTGGTTTCAAAAAACTAATTTTCAAAGCCTTGATTTACACGTAAATGATAAAGAAGAATACTTAGATGCTGAACCTACTAGAACTGAACTATTATTGAATTGTTTGAATATTCAATTTGAGTTATTAGCTACTTTAACTAATTTTAAACATTTGCCTAATTGGAAATACATATACCCGGTGTTTATTCATTCACCGGGCTATTTTCGAGAGCATGAATCTGTTGGATTTAGATATGTAAATCCACAAGTAATCGATGATGTCAAAGCAGGAAAAGCAAAAATAATATTCGCTATGCCTTTTGAAGGGTTTATTAATTTACCAAATAATACAGATATCGAGATACTTGACAAGTGGAGTAAGGACGCAGGTCTCAATGCTGACCAAGTGTATTACATCCACGGTGATTTCAACACCTCAGTGTTGCCTTTAGATTTAAATTTTACTTATATTCCTGTTAACGCATTTCATTGCTGGTTAGGAATGCCCAGAGCTAATTTAGAAAAATTTGAACCTGCAGATGTGAAAAATCTTTTTTTATCATATAGTCGCAGAGGGCATGACCATAGGTTAATTTTTACATGCGAGCTTATTAAGCACGGTTTATTAGATCGAGGACTGGTTAGTTATCATGGCGGGGATGTTCTTAATTCACCGCAACGACTCGAACGATTAGACAGACCAGATTTGATCCCATATGCTAAAATTTTAGACGAAATGCGACCTCTTGAAATTGATTTGGATCTAGCAGAACATAATCCTATACATGCAGAGCATTCGCATTATAGGCAAACTTTTATTTCAACTGTGTTAGAAACACACCCTTATACAAACACCATATTCTTTTCAGAAAAAATATGGAAACCAATTTCTTTAGGTCAACCTTTTATGTTGATTGCAGGAATGAATTATCTTGCACAGTTAAAAAAATTGGGCTATAAAACATTTGATCGTTGGATTGACGAAAGTTATGATCAGATGCCGGATCTTAATGATCGTATTAATTGTGTAGTATCTCAGTTAAAAAAATTATCTTTGCTAAGTACGCAAGAATTAATCTCAATGAGAGAAGAAATGAGAGAAGTGTTGTTTCATAATCAAAAAAGATTTGTTGTACAATGGCATGAAGAATACAAAGGAAATCCTAATTATTTTTTATATCAGGAATTTGAAAAAATCTGGAAGACTTTTTAAAATGAAGATGTATACTAAAATAAATGATAATCATAAAAAATTATTAATTACAATAGGAGATAGTTGGACTGAGGGTGTTGGCAATTATGATCCGGTTGCATTAAAAGAATTCGAAAATAAAAAAATATCTGCCGAAGATCTTTATCGTATTTCCACAGATACAAATTGTTTTTATCCCAACTCTTGGCCCGTTAAATTAAGCGAATACTTAGAGTGGGATTTGATAAATCTTGGCCATGGAGGAGATGCTAATTCAGCAACTGCTAAAAAATTCATGTGTGACTTTGACGAAAAAAATACTTTTGATTTTTCAAAATACAAAGAAGTAACTGTGATGTGGATGTTGTCCGATCCTTTTAGATTTAGTTTTTACGTTAACGAGCGATTGAAAAGTTGGCAAGCCCACGGTTCTGATCAAATTTTAAAATGGTACACAATGGATGTGCATAAGTCAGATCAAGATGGATGGTTAGAAACTAAATTCTTTTTAAAAGCAGTTAGTAATTATTGTAAAGTTAAAAATTATAAGTTTATTTACGGGGTAGCATTCAGTGATATACAACTTCTGAACAATATATACAACGGTCAGGGAAACATACATAACTATACAAAATATCAAAAAATAGCCAATTGCTTACACGAAGACGATGACTGGGCTCACTGTGGGCATCCGAATGCTCAAGGGTATGTTAAAATTGCAGATGCACTTTATGATGTTTTAACGACAGAATTTAAAATAAAATGATAAAAATATATCAAGCACCGTGGCCAATTGGCGACATTAAATTATTGAAAAATATAGAAAACATAGAAGAAATAGAATTTGAAGTTGTTCACGAAGGGCCCGCAGATATAGCAATAATTCATACTTGTAATGCAGACGAAGTTTGTAGACTTATACAGTTGGTTTCTCCAAAGATCTTAATAATTCATACTTGTACCCATTACAGTCAAGGTGATTTGGATCAGCGAGATGTATTTTATAATAGCGGATTTTATAAAAATTTTTCAAACATTAATTTTGTAATTTTATATCATAATTTTAAATCGAAACCTATAGAAGTTGATAATTATAAAGAAATTAGATACGAATTTGTCTATAATTATTATCGAAGTTTGTTTATAGGTAAAAAAATTGTAAGTTTATTTACTCCTGGTAATTCTGCATCTGACCCGGCTCTTTGGGATACGTTAGACGATAAGCATCAATCTATCAGCGATAAAGAACGAATTTTCTTATCTCCGTGTAGGCTTTACGTAGATGAAAACAGAACACACTATCGATATAAACTATGGAAATTTCTCAAATCGTATGAATTGTTGGGGTTTGTATCAGGGCCTGGTAGAGAAAACAACCCGGGAGTACTTGAAAAATTTATTGGATATACCGATGAAAGTTATTTCTTAAGTTCTCAAGTTGAAACGCCTGGTTTAAGAGTAGGCACTAACGACGGATCTAGTAGAAATCATCCAATAAATAACTATTTTTACGAAAATACATTTATATCAATTTATGGCGAAACAATAGAATTAGGGGCTGTGGCTACACCTACCGAAAAAACATATGTCCCATTATGGAAGGGGCATTTGATATTGCCTTTTAGTTCTCATGGATTCGTATCAGTCTTATTAAATCTTGGATTTAAATTACCAATGGCGTACATTAATTACGATTATGATTTAGAAATAAACGACGATGCACGATGGAACATATATATACGAGAAGTTGAACGATTGATCAATTTGCCAAAATCGCAATGGGAAATTATTTGGCAAGAAACATTGCAAATACGCAAGCATAACATTCAAATTTTTCAAAATACAGATTTCTATAGAATAACTCAAATTTTAAAAAGGTAATATCATGG